TCCGTTTATTGTAAGATTTTCTTGTCCCTGGCTTATTACAATAGTATCAGGTAGAATATTTGTACCTGTAACTGTCATACCTGCCAACACCTGACTTAAATTATAACTAGCACTATTGGTTACACTATAGTAAGAATATAATATGAATTTGGTTAATACATAATCAACTTTTTGACCACTAGTGTATCCACCGTTTGCACCAGACACTGCTATCATACCTGCACGTATTCCAAGAGTTGAATTAACTACTAAAATATTTTGTCCTGACTGAACTAAATTGTTGAATATAACTGTAGTTGCAACTCCTGATCCTGATCCAACGTTAGTTGCAATAAACGTTACGCCAACAGTATTTGCAGTTGCACCCATTGTAGTAAAATCTGTTGTACCTAGAGTGTAAATTGTATAAGTTGTTCCTATAACAAATGACCCAGCCGTTACTTTAAGTATTTCAGATGTAGTAACTCCTTGGTTTACTGCTTCACTGCCTACAGGATTATACTGTGACGAAGCCAGTGTGACTGTTGTATATCTTAATTGATAAACTCTACCTGCTCCGTTATTATGTCCAGGAGCACCAACGTACATAACATTATTTCCAAAAGCTACACTAGAACCAAATTGTTCATTAGTACTAGGAGATGGACTAATAATTGAATCAACTAAACTATAATTGTTATTTAAATCTTTAACATACAGGCTTATCGCACCTTGTCCTACTATTGTGGAATTTATCCCCGATAAAGAATTTACAGGAACATACGGAATAATTTGCCATGATAAAGATGTTGAGGACGGAGCAATTCCATTACTAGTAATCAAACACTCATAAAATATTCCATTTGTATCAGATACAATACTTCCAGGAGTATACGTATTGCTACTGTTATACAGTCCTACATAGCTGGTTGCTACTCGGTTGACTGTTGGACTACCGCCAACTAGCCAGACTCCGTCATCACTAAAACTTAACACAGTAGAAAGTTGTGTAGGTTTTGTATTTTGTATTGGATACAACGGATTAGGGTTAGACATGAAAGGTGCAGTAAGAGTTGAGCGTTGTGCCCAAGGAACTACTGTTCCTGCTTTATCATAGGTAGTAATAACACCGGTTGATCCATTAGTTACTGCTAGTACAGAACCTTTACGATTCATAGCTACAACTGAACCAAATTGTAAATTTGCAGAGAATGAAATATTTGCCAAGGAAGATTGGCTAAACGCTGGATTGTATTTCCAAGTAGCCCAAGATCCTGCCCCACTATCATCGGTCCAAACTAATTCACCGGCTTTAAGTTTAACTGTATTACTTGTTGAATTCACAGTGTCTATACCTGCAAATCTTCTTGATACTAAAGAATACATTACCATCTGTCCAGTTTGTGTAAACGGAGATGGAAAATTTGAGATTTTAGTATTGATAGTAATTACATTTAAATTAACAGTAGCAATTTGATAAAACCCATCAAAAGTACTTAGATAAACACCTTGACTATTAATAGTTCCAGTTTCTCTTACTCCAATGTAAGAACCTGCTGTTAATGGTAAGCTATTCAATGCTGTTATTGTTAGTACTCCGTTACTGTATGCAACAGATGATACTCTGATTTTTAAATCTGTAAAACGATATATATTCCAACTGTTATTATCAAATGCAGTCCAAATATACTGGCCTTCATCGATTGAAGTAATGGGGTATAACAAATTTCCTTTACTATCGGTATCGTTAATATTTGATAATGATTTTAAACTAAATTTAACATCTGCTGGATTAATATAACCAGCATCACGCAATAACGGATTATAATTTGTGTTTACTGGAAATGGATTAGAATTATAGCCGAGTGGTTTTACATATACATCATTAGGTGTTTGTTGATTCACAAAGTCGCTAATATTTTTATTAATAGAATTTGTTAAAAAATATCCTTGAGGATTATTTCTAAAATCTTTTTGGTCTAACACAAATTCTATATCCTCAAAAGCATTAGTTGCCCCATATCGGCCAACACGCAATGCCCACTCTTCATAAAATACTAGACTCTCCGCTTTGTCTTCGCTCAATACTCCAAACAAATGATTCAGCACATTTTGTGTACCTTTATCTCGAATCATACCTTGATAGAATTTAAATTCGCTGACAGGGTCTTGTATGATATTATCCAGGTACTGTCTTTTTTGATAACCAATTAAATGTTGTGCAAATTTCTGTTGATCTGTATTAAAATTATCAACGTTAAGACTATAAAAATCTACAAACTGTGTAGCAACATTTGTCCAGTTTGGCAATAGCTGTGCCGATGGTTTAGATTTTAATCTGGTCCATTGCTCAGATACAAAATTAATTGTTCCTGCTGTAAAGGCATTAGCACTATAATAGTTTCCTTGATATTCAATGATATCGGCCATATTATAATCTTGCCACGCTTGCCAAGAATCGATCTTAGCGGCATCATACACAAATCCAGGAATATCTAATCCGCCGTACCAGCCTTCGGTTACATACCCTGACAATTTTAAACGTTCTCTTCTATAACCTGTAGCAGGATTATAAATGATATCATTAAAAATATCTGTATTATTAATTGTCACTACATGTTCATTTTGTATCAAATAAAAACTTGCACAATAAATTCCATGTGTACCTCTTGGACTATATGTAACGGTATTTCCAGTTCGATAGCTATCTATATCGTTTGGAGTTAAAGGCGTACCGTCCACTTTAAATATTTCATAGCTGTTGAACGGATTACTTATACTGTCAACAACTGTCAAATTAGTAATAAAATTGATACCATTGGCACTAGGACTTAAACTGATAACACTACTTCCAAGATTGCTTAATCCAGGTAATGCAGTCCATAGATTGTATTCAAACACAGCAGATGCCGGAATATTGTAGTTTGCACTATAATAATTGCCGTCGTATCGCACTACAGTTCCGTAACTATAAGGTTGATTTACAGACCAGTCAGACCATTTTTCTTGTCCGTTACTCCAGTTTTGTGTTGTCCAGAACATGAACTCTCTAGCACTAGTGGACCAATTAGCAACACGGCCAAGATTATTATTGAAATCATCAAATATGAATCCTTGACTTAAAAGATATTGTTCATATCCTAATAAAAAGTCTACTACTTCTTGAATAGTAGTTAATTGTGTTCCGTAAGGCAATGTTTGTAAAGATGTGGTATCCCATGCCGATCTGAAAACAGCAGATACTCCGCCAGTTAACGGAAGAGATGCCAATAATGCGAATGATTGACTATTAAAAGTTTCAGTAGCAACTGTACTAGTTACTGCTCTGTAATAAGAATTTCCATATTGCACAATCTGTCCGGCTGTATAAGATTGTCTCGGAGTCCAAGTTACAAAACTTTCTGAAATTCCTCCGACATTGACTGTGATGCCTGATTCTAAATAATTAAAATAATTAAAATATGGTTGTGTTTTACTATAACCTTTAATTTCAAAACCGGTTGATAATTTTGTAATAATCACACCACTATAGGTTATTTTTTGAACAGGGCTAGAACTATTTAAAAATATGTTATAACTTTCTGGAGGAATAAAAACACTACCGGTAGCCAATGGGGTTTTACTTTCTAATAGTAAATTAAATTGTGGCTGGTTAGTAAATGCTCCAACTCTATAACTTAATTGAGGAGTTAAATTAGCTAAATTTGCAACATATAAATTATATGAATCTTGATTATTACTAAAAATAATATTTGAAATAAGATCAACTACATAATTGATTAGTCCAGCTGTTTGTACTCTAGATTTACTAGAATATAAATTAGGAATTTTTACATCAGCTGGTCGAATACGTAGCCCGGTGTCTTTATAAATTAATTGTCCGGCAATATTTCTTTCAATTCTAAATCGATCTAACAAAATTCCAAAAGTTTTAGCAGGAGTTAACAACAAAGAAGATACTAACACACTAAATGGATAATAGCTACTGCGTCTCCATGCTGATTCAACTGGTCCCACATCTCCAAATACAAAGACACTATTTGTATTTTGTAATAATGGTCCGCTGGCCAATCCGCTAGTTGCAGGACTTACTAAGTTTCCAGATTCGTCAACTGGTAAATGATTTATTAAGAAAGGTCTTGCAAATTTAGATAATTTAATAACAGGCATCCCAGGTTCTTTAACAAGTCCTGCAGAGATATCTTGCCACATAGGTAAATTATCACTAGTATAAGGTGCTGGACCATACACACTAACCCACCAATTGGGTTGCTGACTAAATCCTAACATTTCCCATGGGCAAAGATTAGGACGATCGGTATCTAGCATCCAGCGATATACACCTCTCCAAAATCCCGGAACAGGGTTACCGTCCGGTGATGTATCAAAAGAATAGTTATAAGTGAATAGATTAGCAACATCAAAATTTACAGGTTGAGTAAAATCTACGCCTACTAATCCAACCCAAGAATAGAATGAAGGAGAAAGTACCTCGTTAAATTCGCTTAGGGTGTAAGGAGTAGTTCGGTTATATCCTGGAATTATATCTGCGACATCAAAAATTGTAGAATCGTATTTTACTTTAATATTATTAAAAATTCGTGTTTCTAATTCTAATAATACTGCATCTCTATAGTCGCCATATGCTAACACAATGCTACCGTCGTGCCCTTGTATTACGTTTTGCGGAGATGCTAGTGTTGTATCTAAATAAATTTTAGGAACAAATGCAGGCCAAATTCCTAATTTAGTAGGAGTTGGCGGAACAAAACTTCCATCTGTATTATCATATTCTACTGTAGTAATTGTATCACCGTTAGTCAACACAACAATATCTGTAATGACAATAAATCCTTGACTATTAAATGTATAGTCTTGTCCGTATATTAACTGAGTTTTTATAGCATTAGTTGTATGATAAACACCGACCGCCTGATTGCTAAGTTTATCCAACGTAAAAACACTAGTTAAAGGATAAGTTTTTATTCTATAATCTACAACTGTAAGATGTGTAGTAATACTTGCACCGTATGGCACCATATCACTAAAATAATAAGGAGCAGTATTTGGTTTGTTACCGTTAATAGATTGCATTACTAATTCAACCATAGTAACTGGATCTGTATCTACTCCTAAATTACTAGCTGCCGCAATAAAATTACGTTTAAAACTATTATAATCATCCCTTGCTGTTTCAATAGCTTTAATAATATTATTAGATTCGGATGTAATATGATATAAACTTAAACTTAAAGGTCCGCTATGTTGTACAAATTTTGTTCCGTATTGTGTTACATTTCCTAAATCTCTTAAATTATCATCTCCCGGGAACACTCCAACAAATCCCGTTGGGAGGTTGTCAATAATACTAACAACATGGTCAGTAACTTCTCCCAATGTAAATGTATCAATAATATCATTTAATGGATTATTTTGAAGATTCAACGGTATTTCATAATAGCCGTTACTGTTAATTGCTTGCGAACTAAATGCTCTTATTGTTAATACATCTGTTGTAGTAATTGGCGTATTCAACACTAATTGTTTGTATTGAGGCGTATCGACTATTGTCCATTCTGAAGGACTAACTCTAAAACTATTAATATAAACTTTAACTACAAGATCTGATAAGTTTTTTATGTCATCAAAGATGTCAATGTTAAAATTATTTGTTTGTTCAGCACCTTCATAGATACGCACAGCGGCTTGTACTGTTGGTGTGGTACATGTTTGCCAGCCGTTTACATAACTAGAAACTCCTGCAAAATTAGTTTTTAATAAAAATCCGGTATCAATACCTGTTGTGATAGTAGTCGAATTGTCTTTATAATTGAATGTATCTATTGCAAGATTAAAATTAAAAACAATATCTCCAATATTTGCAACATTTAAGTAGCTTAATGGAAATCCTAAAACTGAATCACTTGGGCCTGATCCTACTTGATAAGAAAACAGTTTAGTTCCTGTAAACGTAGAACCTGGATAAGTGGAAACATCACTAAAACTTATTTCATTATTGTCAAATATATCAAATAACGGTGGTTGGTTTGAAGTTGTTTTTTGTTGTCCTTCAACCCATGCTGTACCATTATACCAATACATCTGGCTTTGACCTTTAACTCCTTGTAATACTAGTACTGATTGATTCAATTCTGGAGTTGCTACTTGAGTTAACTGTATTTGATTGCGACCTTGAATGTTTACAAAACTTACTTGATATATATTTCCTCGCACTAAAGGATCGGCATTTGCATTTGTAAACAATATGCGTTGCCCATCGGCTAATGAAATACCATCAATCGTATATCCTAACGACCCTTCAATTACATTAAAGACATCAGTTGTGTATGTATCAACTAAATCCACATCTGCTATTGATATCGTTCCTGTATTAAATAATTTTAAACCAGCTTCAAATTCAATAATAGGTCTGTTAGCTCTTGCTGTTTGATCTAATGAAGGAACATCTGTATTATAATTTGCACTAGCTATAATAACATCTTTATGAAACCAACGATTGATCCTAGACCAAGGATTATGATCAGTACTTGCACGATTAATTACTATATAATCTTTAACATTTGCATAGCCTGTTGAATCATCAAAGGGCAACGAAGCAAATGGTGCAGAATCAAATTCGACTGATAAATTGGAAGTATAAGGACTCAATATCTCTAGTAATTTTTCAGAAACTAATTTAATTGCAACGCCAACTCCTTCAACATAATAGCTACCAATAGCATATTGCGATGGAGCTACATTTCCACCAAAATTTACTTTCATCCCGTTACTTAATGCAGTTCCGTCTGAAAGGGTGTATGTTTGTTTTCCAATAATTTCTTTATCTACGTCAAGAAATGTATTATCTACAATGTCAAAAATTTCAATGGCGCCGCCTAAATTAATATCAGTTTCGCTTTGATAAAATATTAAACTAGGAGCATTAAGCGGTACTGTAAATGTTATTGTTCCTAACTCTACGCTATGATCACTAACTCCTTCTTTATATAGATACCCTTGTTCTATACTACGTTCAGTCATAAAACTAAAAGGATTACCCGGGCTTACAATATTAAAATTGTAAGTTTGACCTCTATATAATTTTAATACAGGATTTAAAGTTAGTCCGTCAGGTGTAAACAAATATTCATTTGTATTACCTTCAGCCTGTATTGCAACATTGTAAGTACTATTCGTACCTAGTTGCTGACCGTAAATTGTAATAGTGTCAGGGCCGTATGGTAACCAATAGTAATCTTGAAAGTTTACAAATTTGTCCCAATCGATATGAGGATCCCAACTATAGAATTCTTGATTGTTTAATCTGTTATGATTTTTTGTGTTGGCTCCAAACACTCCTAACTGATTGATATAGTCAATATAATCTTTAAAGAATGTAACATTGCCTAACGCATCTGTTACTGTAAATCCTGGCTCTAATTGATAATTCTGTCTAGTATTATCTGCCGCAGTAACATAAACATCTTTACCAGTTGCGGCTTTTGCATTTTTACGACCAATAAATCCACTAGTTTTTGTTATTGTACCAGGTTGATATAACTGATCAATCGTCGATTGCAAAAACTTTTTATTTGCAATAGTCTGATAAAAATCAGGAAGAAAATTAACACCTAGACCAGTGCCGGTTGGAATATTACTATTGGCCATTAACTATTTGCCCCATAATTTGCACTTGTTATTTGTTGAAGATTTGCTGTTGAAGATAATGCAGTACCTGTAACTGTCTTAAGGTTACTTGGAGTTAGTCCAGATACTACTTGGATATTGCTAAATGTAGCACAGCTTAAGAAAATACTATCACTTGCACATGTTATTTCAAATAAACTTCCAAAATACTGACCAGATTGTGTTGGAACTATAACGAAACTAATAATATCCGGTGCTAATTGTTGCATTACATAAGTCGATAATTCAGTAAAATAGAATGTATCTCCAAAATTCCAATTTTCTAAAGCAAAGAATTGATTGATAGCTGTTAGAATACGTGCAGTAACATTGGCATTAGATACTGCCGAACTAGGATTAATAATAACTTCAAACACAGCTTGAAGACCTGGATCAGCTGCCGCTCCGAACAGTAATGTATAATTTACTGGATGATAGATTATTTCGTCTGAGATTGATTTAATTATGTTAAGATTTGGTGCTAATAAATTATTCAACTCATCCTGACTTGGGGGCAATGGTTCAGTGCCTGTCGTTCCGCCATCCACCCATTGTCTAAATGCAGTATCGTAACTCTTAGTTAAGATATAAACATCTATAATATTACTTGCGCCTGGGTCAATTCTTGAATTATAATCTGCACTATGAGTATATTGAAATTTTAATCCGTCGCGGCCGACATAAACTTTATAGTCTAATGTTGGATTTAATATTCCGCTTGCCACGGTATACTGAACTACTATTTGTGTATCTATAAAATAAAAATACTGTCCGTCAGTCCATTGTGATAACGGATAAGCCAAACTTTGTGAAGCTAAAATTGTAACTGGTCCAGCTCCGCCAATCGCAGGATCATTATAGACATATTTGTAATCTTCTTGTCCTTGAGAAATAGAATACTTTTTCTGTACAATATAAGATGTTGGTAATGAAGGGTCAACAATATCTATGAATCCCTGAGGGTTGTCAACACTACCATTGTTTAATGGATCTGCAAAAGTAATTATAACTTTTTTAGGATCAATGTATCCGTCTTGTCCAAAATATTCATTTACAACTTGCCATGAGTAATCAGTTGTGAATGCAGATGTCGATAATGGCTGTGTATTAATGCTTAGTACTTTAATGATATCTGAAATTGTTGAACTTGATACTATATCGTAAATTTTTACACTATCGTCAAAGTAAAATGAAACTTCTGCATCACTTTCAAAAACATATCTTAAAGATCGCTGTGTAATTGTATAAGTTTGATTATCTGTTGTAAACAATAAAAACCAGCTAGCATCTAATTGTGTACTAGAAACATCTCCTTGATTTGTTAGACTAAAAGAACCTGTAGTATTAAGATTATTTTCAAATATAATTTGCCATGTCTGGGTTGGGCTGTCATATCTCAAACCAAAAGATTGATTATTAAAAATTAAATCAATTATTTGTGTTTGTACGCTCGAGGTTAATGCTGTTGAAAATGCTGGAATAATTTGTGTTAGTAACGGAGTGGCTGTTATTGCTCCTAAACTATTAAACAAAGTACTTACAGGTTTACTTAATGTAATTGGACCTTGACCATTAGACAGCGTAGCGGTTGTTCCGTCACCTGACACAGATTCAACTGTCGCCCACAAATAAGTAATACCCCCTGATGGCAAAACTCCCGAAGCAGGTATAGCAGTTAGTATATTTTTTTGCAAGGTATTAAAATAATATCCGGTCGGTGCTGTAAACTTAATCAAAGCCCCTACTCCAAGATACAGTAACGCATTTGATGTATTATTGTATCCAACTGCTAACGGCGTTTGGTCAATTGCACCAACATATCCAGTAGAACTGTTGTTATCAATAGTTTTAGAATACCAATTAGCACTAACACTCTTTGAAATAAAGTTAATAAAATTGCTATAAAAGAAATTTCTAATGTTAGGATCTTCTAATATTGGAAGAATTTTATTATCAATAACTCCTTGAATATCTGTTTGTGTTACATAGGTAAATGTTGTTCCAGTATTGAATAATTGTTGATATAGTATACCATCATCAGCAAATAAATTTGTTGATGAATATTTTCCGGTTGGGTCTGTCAGGTCAAAATATCGACTAATTCCGCTTGATGTTCTATTAATAGCTTTAACTTTTGCCACTTGTAAACTTGCACTCAACGGACTAATATTATAATCTTCTCCTGTGATCATACGATTTTGTGTGTAGTATGTTTGAGGAGCATTTTGTTTTATGCTTGCATTGGATTCAGTTGTGGTTGCATTAATTACTGACGTTTTTAAAGATAATGTCAATGTTATAACTTCTGGTGCATTATTAGCAGAGATATAAGGAACAGAAATTGAAACGTTATTAATATCCGTCGAGTTAATAACGTAAGACAATCCGTTACTAATTCTGTAGTATACTCTAAAAGTACCAAGAGGCATCTGACCAAATATACCGTCTGCAAAATTTAATATAATAGAATCGTTAGTTTGTGTTGTAACACTATAAATTGTTGTCACATTTTGATTCAAACTGTTGTATATAATATTATTACCGGTAAGTGCTGGAATCTTTGTCCACAAAACACTTTCATTTCCGTTAGAATCTAATTGCCATAACCAAACATCTGTATTGTTTATATTAGGTGTGTCAATGTTAATTTGCATGTTAGTACTTGGAGTAGTAACTGTAAATGTTGCATTGTTCAATGTACCTTGCGTGAATCGAAAGAAAAAACCTGTGCCTGGACTACCGGCGCCGTACCCGTCATCAGTGTAAACACATGCTACTTGATTTCCAATTTTTGGAGTTTCTTCGTATATGTACGTCTGTGCATTAAAAGTTGTACTAGTAATATCAAAGTCCATCGATCTGCCAGCTACCGAAGAACTAAAAGAATACACAGGAAGATTTGCGGCTACAGCATTAAATCGATATTGTGCTGTTGGGATATTGTAAATTGTTGCACTATCGGATGGATTTCCAAATTGTTGATTTTGTGGAAGTGCCGCGTTGATAATTCTAATAAATTGATCATACCAATTAGTATTACTAGGATCGTTCCATGCAATAACTTGTCCTGACAAATCTCTTGAATTAGAATCTAAAACATTTTCAGTTGTAGAAACCGTGGCAACTTTTAACAATCCGCTAGCACTAACACATCTACTAGGAACATAACTAACAAGTTGTGCCAGGTTGATAAGACTACTACGACGTTCTGCCGTTTCAATAAAATTTTCACGAGCATTTAGATCTACACGAAATGCAATACTTTGTCCTACAAAAGCAATCAGGTCAATAAGAGCTAGATACTCACTAGATTCAATATAATCATTAAAATCTTCAGGAAAATTTGTACGGATATAATCAATCATTGTACGGCGTAGATTATCAAAATCGTAGCTTTGGAAATTTGCATTGCTAAAAGTTTGATATATCTTTTGCCAATCTTCTGCTAGTAGTAGATTATTTTGTCTAGTAGTTGAACTCATGATTTATCCTAATATTAATATTTATCGAACAAAATTATATGCGTATTTTATTAGATATTTGATACTAGACCGTTGTTTTGATCGAATTTTAATTGCAGATTTTCACTAAGATTGTACGCTGAATATGTCAATCTAAACTCAATTTGTAGTCCTGTATCATACTGAGATATGATTACATTGGTTGCCTGAACCCTAGGATCTGCATTTACGATTGCATTGACATTCTGCAATAATAGTTCCTTTATGTTTTCTGTCAAAGGTTCAAACAACAAGTCCCATATTATACAACCGTAAGCTGGATTCATGAGTCTTTCGCCCTGACGTACATAAAAACTGTTTAGCAAGTCTTGTTTGATTAGTTCAAAATCATACAATGCAAAATTTTTACTATTTGTATTAACTGTGCTGAATCCTCTGTACAAACGAGAAGTTGGCTTGTTATTAATGTTCGATTTTGTTGTAAGATTTGTTTTTGTGTATAAACTGTTTGCCATGTTAGGTCTCCGTTACTTTGCAGATTGGTTTGAACTTGGTGGAATAAAGTTAAACGTGTCTGTTGCTGTAGTATACTTTAAATAAAAATCTGGTGCTGTAGTTTTTCCATTACTAAATGTTATTGGCGAAGTCGATGTTATATCTGTCTGCGAAGCTGCCATCGATTTTGGATCTAAATTTTCGTGCTGAGGCCAAGGTTCATGATTAGGAATACGCTTCATAATACTCACTATTTGACTACCGTTAGTGTCGTAAATATTATTAAATGTTGGCAAAGGTTTAGGAGCAGTTGTTAATGCCTTTGATGCAACTCCTGCACCGTTTATACCAAGGACACTTGATGCAGTTATTATTAAATTGTTACTGCTGTTTAAATTTGTATTAACACTAGTTAAATTTACTGATGTACTTGCACTAACATTAAAATCTTTAACTACATTAATATAATCGCCTGTTACTTTTACTTTATAATTTCCGTTAACAATAAAATTAAAGTCGCCGCCTGATTCTAATTGTGTTTGTGTCGTAGATTTCATATTAATACTACGTCCAGCTTCCATATTAATATCTCGGTCAGCATAAAAATTCATATCTGCTTTTGTATGGATGCTGACACTGTCCGAAGCAAATATATCAATTTTTCCCATGCTAGACATTTCTATCCAACTAGTACCTGAGGCATTTCCAATGTAAATTAAATCTTCACTGTTATGCAATAATATCTGATGTCCGGTACGTGTACGAATTCTAACCATCTCGTTGTGAGGTAGAGTAGGATCTCCAGATTTATCGCCTGCTTGAAAACTTGCATAATCAGGAGGACCTTCGCTAGCATTCTTTTTTCTTCTAAATCCAGAATCGCCATCATCCATTACAAATGTTGTTCCGCCAAGTCTGCTGATTGGCTGGACTATTGGATTATTATTAAGGGAATCCAAGCCAACTTTGCCTGTTGGAGCACCTGGTGTTTTATCTACTGGGCCAGGAGTACTAATTCCAAATACAGTACTAGGTGCTTCTCTCCTTGCACCGCTAGTTGTAATTCCTCTGATATCGTCAAGATTTAATCCTTGATTTGTTAGTATTTGTGAAAAATATTTGTGAGTAGGTTTAGGAATTTGTGTTGCTGGTTTAGATGCATTAGCAGTATCCGTATTTGCAATTACTTTATTATATTCCGATGTAGGAGCCCTTAATGGTTGTCCGCTTGGAGTAGTTCCCTGCTCAACAGTAAATTCTGTTGAAGGCATTCCGGGAACCATAAAGTTACTTTCGGTATCAGGAACACATCCTATCCAAAATCCACGAGATGGATCGCCATTGATAAAAATTACAACTACTTGTGTCCCCACATCCGGTGGTACAAACCACATACCGTAACTTTTTTGTGTTCCGTCATAGTCATTATTATTACCAACAAAGTCAGCATTAGTTTGCCCTGCAAAAGGAAACATAGCTTTTACTTGGAATGATTGATTGTCAAATCTAGAGTCGCCTGCTTCTCTTAAGATTCGTACTTTAAGACCTCCCATGAATTTGCTGTCAAGATGACCTTCTACTATGGCTAGTCTAGGGACTTCGGGTGCTTTTTGTCCGCCTGAACCTTTAGCTGTATCTATTCTGGATATGGTACCTGTCATTATTAAACCTGCGGTATATCGCCACGATTATATGCGGCTGTGTATTCGGGAGTGCCGGGTGCCGGTTGAGCGGCAGCTGGAGATTGTTTGTCTGTACCAATAGCTTGTCCAGGTTTCAAGCCAGAACTTGAAGTTACTGAATTTGGCGGTGGCTGATTTGGTAATCTAATACCGTTGAGTACTTGTGTAAATTTGCCGTCTTTAAATGTACTCTTAACTGTAGTTAATTTATACAGTCCTTGCCATTGATATGCTGTCTTATTTGATGAGAAGTCATACAGTCCAGTTGACTGATTTATATCGTTAGGTGATTTAAAATTAACAATAAAAGAAACTTCTCCTCCTTGATAATTCATATCTCCGTCTGATGTTATATTAACCTGGCTACTGACGTTTGCTGTATAGTTGCCCATTCCAGAATTAGAAATATAGTAAGGGTCTCCCATAATTGTTATGTTAGCATTAGACATGTCGTAAGGAGTATTAATTACATCATGGTACCAAGCCGCGGCTTGTGCTGTTTGAGCGGCTCCGTATGTACCTCCTATCCTACCTAAAGATGTTTCAGTTCCTGTATAACGCAAAGTCTGAGCGGCATTTACATTGCCCTTGTTAACTTTTGCACCATTGTCGTTGACTTGAACTTCATCTTTTTTAGCATCCTTATTTGCTTCACTAGCAAAATCGTTTCTATTTTGTAAAAGTTCACTTTGTGTATTTTTAAACAAATCAGGAGCCATTCTCATAATGAATGCATTTTTAATTTCAATATTAAAATTTAAAATTTCCGTGTTTAATCCTGTGTAGATATAGTTGTAAACTTTTGCTACTTTTTTTCTAAGACTATCTAGACCAGGAGGAACTACGTTAGTTGCTAGACTCCATGCAACGTGCGATTTGTATTCGCAAACTCTGTATACAACAATCTTAGGTAGTCTTCCTTTTGATTTTATATTGTCATCAGAATTTATATGATAAACTTGTGTATCAACTCGCCACCATGTTCTAAATCCGTCGGCATCAACTGCACTACTTTTAAGATTATCAACCGCATATTTGCTAACAAATAACACTTTATTAATCATATCAATAATGCTAGTGCCTTGTGGAAATTCAAATTCAATCGATTTTGGATCTACAACCTGCGTAGATGCTTTGTTTACTTCTCCGGTATTAGGATCTACTATCGATTTTGCAAAAGGTTTATTGGCTGCTTTTATTGTCTCACCGTCAAACTCTGAAGATCCAATTTTATTTACAGTACTAGTATCTTGTTGTGCAATTGCCTGTTGCTGATCTGCTGTTTTTAATCCTATACTTTTTAAAAAACTTGCATCTGTACCTGATGTAATTTTACTTACTGTGGCAGATGATACATTGTATTTGCTGGAAGCATTTGGAGTTTGTGATCCAGATTTACCTGTTTGCAAAGTGGATGGAAAAACTATATAAATTCTTTCGGGTTGATCTGCACCACCGTCTTTCTTTAAATTATCATAGTACTTGTTCAAGGCAGCTTGCAAACTATGAGCACCGCTTTGCAAGGCTTCTTGTACAGTAAGGCCTGAAAAATTCACGTTTGTTTTAAGAGCAAGATATTCATCTTTTAAAGATTCTCCGTTGGCAACATAGCCTGCACAGTCATACGTTGCGCCAGCGGGAGTCATTTTCATATCAATTTTTGTAAATTTAAACGGAATATATTTTGAAGTAGATGGTATTGATGAAATTGCTCCGCCTTCCGTGTTTCCCCTAAAATCAATAGTAATCAAATAAACAGCATCATTATAATTTTGATACCCAGCTAGCCCTGCCGCACCAGATAATGCTGTAGGAAATCCGCACATGCTGTATGGCTCAACTATTTTAAATTCTAAAGTTAAATTGCTTGTGTTAGTCAATTTAGGTGTGAATGAAACTGTACTATTGACTGTAAGTTCAGTCATATAAAATTCAAATTTAGTGCCGCCGATAATAAATCTGTTGTCAGGATTCGCACCAGCACTTTTTAAAATTGCAGTCGGTAGTTGTCCTGCAAGGTATGATGAATTTGGAAAATTATAACTTGCAGGATCTAAACAATAAAGACCAAACACATAATCGTAAGATGCATAACTGCTCAAGACATTTGGTCTAGGCAAAGAAAATTTTGTAAAGGCATCCGATATTGCAGATCCAAGATTAGATAATACAGAAGCCATATTATATTCCCAATGCTTGTGTTAATTCGCTTAATTTACAAATATATATTTGTGTTCCTGGAATAAAATCTAAAATAGGATCTTGTAATACATCTAAATTTCGTTGAATGAAAACCCACCATAAATTAGCATCGCCGTATAAGTCAAATGCCAGTAGGTCTGGTCTATAGGTATATTGCGGTTCAATAGTATATAAAAAATCGTCTGGATTTGCACTGACAGGTCTGATATTTAAAATGTCTAGATAGTTATTTGTAATAGATGTCAAGTACCAAGGACTACTTGTAGAATAATCTGCTTGCATTTTAAATGTATCCCGGAGTTGTGTTTAGATATCCGCCTTCAACAAATCTGTCAAGGCTAAATCTTTGACTTGTATTTCTTGCATACATTGGCTGTAGTGTAACTGTAAATGTACTTTTTACAGGAACATGAGTATATCCTCCTGGGATAGACCCGCCAGTTCCAAATAATCCTGCAAGGGCGGCTACTTGTCCAACACCGCCTGCAATACTTCCTATTCCGGCAGTAACATCTCCCGCTCCTGGAAAGATTGAACCAAGTGCATCTGTTATTCCACCGACTGCATCTGCGGCACCTTGTGCTATACTAGCGGCACTGTTGACTACTGGTACACTGATATAATCACAATCTTTTGCCAACTGAGTTTGAAATGATGTAACTGCAACTGGCACATTGTTAAACACATACTGACCATACGCATTAAAATTTACAATCGGTGGAGGATTGCCAGCCTTTGGATCATTTCCGTTAAACATTTTGGTAAGACTTCTTAAATAATGCATGGCTGCAATCCAGTACAAGCCTTGTGTTTGATCCTCAACATACATTGGAGCAGTAATCTGAATTGTACCAGGATCACTATTTTGATATGCATGGAAATTGTAATTTGTATGCGGAATATTCAAAGGTGTGTACTTTGCCTGTGCAGTTATATTAATGTCTGGAGTGTAAGGAAAAATCATGCCGCCTGCATCGATTAATGGTTTCATTACTACACTGGTTCTAAAACTAGGCCAGGTAGGTATGCTTAAACGAACACGCCATTCATTGGCGCCTTCCAAATCAGTAAAAGCAGCCGAAGCGGCGTATATATCGCCTACTGATTCACCAGCAGTTGGTAAACTTATCGAACGTACAGAACTTAATAAATTGGCGGCATTACCCACCGCTCCTGCCAATGCAGTGATTTTACCTGCTTTATTGATAGCAGATCCAATCGAATTAGCACTTGCGCCTTGTTGTACCTGTGCTGTTGCTCCTGTTACGGCCATAATATTATTCCTTTTTGGTATAATATTTAGTTGACTTTATAAAGTGCGTAGTTTATAATTAACCATTAGAGGACTCTTAAGGATGACAATACCAGCAAACCCGCCCAAAGTAAATTACTTAAACAACAAAGACATGTTGGCCGAAATACACAAATCAAAAAGTAGTTATTGTGTATTTTCCAAACCAGAATATCATCAATACGATATAATCCTGCCCAGCGTAGATAAAATTAATATTAGAACTATTGCAGAAGCCAAACGTAATCGTGCCAAACGTATTGGAGACACCGATTATGCCGCTCGTAAAAAGGGCGGAGAAAAAATTAAACAAGCCGACTGCGAAATTGATTATAAAAAAATTCCAAAGACAGATGTAGTCTTCAGGATCATGACATTTGATCATATTCCACTTAACAATACACGTAAGAAAAATCCAAAGAGTCTTGCAGATCACCGTGATAAGGTTAATTTTCCTCCTTTCCAACATTGGAAATTTAATGACGAAGATGAACTCATATGTGTTGGTAAAAGTCATTGGAAAGGTGGATTGAAGACTGGTCATTTTGACAAAAATGCGGGCCAAATAACTAACACCTTAGCTCGTATGATGTTAAAATTATGTGAGCGTTATGCTACTCGGGGTAACGTTCGTGGGTACACATATAATGACGAAATGAAAGGTCAGGCTATTTTGCAACTTACACAGATAGGACTACAATTTGATGAATCGAAATCAGACAATCCTTTTGCGTATTTTACTGCGGCTGTTACTAATAGCTTTGTTCGTGTTATTAATATAGAAAAACGCAATCAAAATATCCGTGACGACATACTGGAAATCAACGGAATGAATCCTAGTTATAGCCGTACTGGCGCAGGTGAACATGCAAACGCATTAAAACGACACAACGAGGATACTGCTAGTGAGTAATATGTTTAAAAAGATTGCCGCTTTTACTGACATACATTTTGGTCTTAAAAGTAATTCATCAATTCACAATCAAGATTGTGAGGAATTTGTGGATTGGTATATCGCTAAAGCAAAGGAGGAAGGTTGTGATACAGGTATCTTTATGGGTGATTGGCACCATAACCGTAATAGCCTTAACATTACTACAATGGATTATAGCCTTAGGGCCTTGGAAAAGTTGGGTCAGGCGTTTAACAACTTCTATTTCTTTCCTGGTAATCATGATTTGTATTACAAAGACAAACGAGACATACACTCTGTGGAATTTGGAAAATACATTCCTGGTGTTACTGTCATACACGAGCCTACTACTATTGGAGATGTCACCCTTTATCCGTGGTTGGTGGGAGAAGAATGGAAAAACATAAACAAACGTACAGGCAAATATTGCTTTGGACATTTTGAACTTCCTAAATTTTTTATGAATGCCATGGTGCAAATGCCGGATCACGGAGAACTACAAGTTGACGCATTTAAAGGTTTTGAATTAGGGTTTAGTGGACATTTCCACAAACGTCAACAAAATGAAAACATGGTTTATATTGGCAATGCGTTCCCGCACAACTATTCGGATGCATGGGATGATGAACGTGGTATGATGATATTGGAGTGGGGTGGACAACCTGTATATCATAGCTGGCCTGGACAACCTACATATCGAACTCTTAAATTAAGTGAACTGATTGATCGTGCCGATGAAATTATTCTGCCTAGACAACATCTTCGTGTTGCATTAGACATTGATATTAGTTTTGAAGAAGCAAGTTTTATCAAAGAAAAATTCATTGCAGACTACAATATCAGAGAACTTACATTGATAGCTGAAAAGAAAGAAATCGAAATTAACACTAATATAGATATTCAAAGTTTTGAAAGTGTTGATCAAATTGTCAGTAATCAAATTGTCAGCATTGATTCAGACACCTACGACAAAAATACACTACTATCGATTTACAGTAACCTATGATTATAATAAAAGAACTAACAGTACGTAACTTCATGAGTGTGGGCAACCAGACTCAAGCTGTAGACTTTGGTAAAGAAAATTTAACACTCGTATTAGGTGAGAATTTAGATCAAGGCGGTGATGATAGCGGAAGTCGTAACGGTACAGGTAAGACAACCATTGTAAATGCTTTAAGTTATGCACTTTACGGTATTGCACTCACTAACATTAAAAAAGATAATCTTATCAATAAGATTAACGCCAAAGGTATGTTGGTTACACTTACATTTGAAAAAAATGGTGTTCTCTATCGTATAGAACGTGGGCGTAAACCTAACATATTAAAGTTTTTTATTGATGACCAAGAGCAAGAAACAGACGAAACAGACGATGCTCAAGGAGATATGCGTGAAACCCAGAAGGACTTAGATGACTTGCTGGGCATGAGCCACGATATGTTCAAACATATTGTTGCTCTTAACACTTATACAGAACCTTTCTTAAGTATGCGGGCTAACGACCAACGTGCTATCATTGAACAGTTGTTGGGTATTACATTACTAAGTGAAAAAGCAGAAACTCTTAAAGAACAAGTTAAAGAAACTAAAGATGCTATTACACAAGAGACTGCCAATCTCGAAGCTACAAAGAAAAGCAACGAAAAAATACAATTAAGTATTGATAGTTTGCTAACCAAACAAATGGCTTGGGGTAATCAACATACTCAAGAGCTAGAAAAGATGGGCAGAGCCATTGTCGAATTAGAGGACGTAGATATTGACGCTGAGCTTGCGAAGCATGCGGAGCTCAAAGTGTATGACGAGAAGTCAGCGAAGCTGAAAAGCCTAAATAAAGAGCGTGCAACGCTCGAAAGTGCGATAGCACAAGCGGAGCGAAGCGTCACGAAGTACGACGGCGAGCTCGTCAAGTTGGCTAACAAGACCTGTCACGCATGTGAACAAGAGCTACATGATCACAAGCATGAAGAAATGACATCAACAGCACAAGGGCACCTTGACGAGGCCCGAAAGTATTTCGACAAGGTCACTAAGGATTTGTCAAAAATACAAGCCGAAATTGCTACCCTGGGTGAGCTGACTCAACGTCCTTCAACGTACTATGACAGCGTGGAGCAGGCTCTTAAACATCAAAACAACTTAAAAACTCTTGAAACACAGTTGACTATCAAAGCGGGTGAAACTGATCCGTATCAAGAGCAAATTGAAGAACTGCGTATGACTGCCATGCAGGAAATTTCTTGGGACTTGGTCAATGAGCTGACTCGCTTGAAGGATCATCAAGAGTTCTTGTTGAAATTGCTGACATCAAAAGATTCATTTATTCGCAAAAAGATTATAGATCAAAACCTAGCATACTTAAACAATCGCTTGACCTATTACTTGGACAAGCTGGGGTTACCACACACAGTTACATTCCAAAACGACTTGACGGTCTTAATCACACAGCTGGGGCAAGATTTAGATTTTGATAATCTAAGTCGAGGCGAACGCAATAGACTCATACTGGGCTTGTCGTGGGCTTTCCGTGATGTATGGGAAAGTCTATATCAAAGTATTAATTTGCTGTTTGTTGACGAGCTCATAGACAACGGACTAGATCCTTCAGGAGTAGAAGGTGCCCTGGGCATACTGAAAAAGATGGGTCGTGAACGCAAGAAAAACATATTCTTGATCAGTCACAAGGAAGAGCTGATAGGCCGTGTAAACAATGTACTGAGAGTTATCAAAGAAAACGGTTTTACCAGCTATGCAAACGATTTAGAGATACATGAGTAGACATGTAGAACCCAGTCCCTATCAAAATGAAGAGTCGCATGAGCGTTTGATGCATGCTTTTAAGGAATACTTTAAAGAAAATCAAAAATGGCAAGCTCGTGGGACTCGTCGTGCTGGGGAAAACATGCGATACTGGCTGGCACAAATACGCATTATTGCCCGGGAACGCAGGGAACATGTGCAACAGTATCGCGTATGGTTAGATAAAAACAAGGCAGAACGCAAGGCAAATCAAAAGGCAGGGGAGGGTGAGTCCGAATAAACTACATAGTTAATGTCTTGGACTTATCAATCTCAACCAATAGAAACACTACCAGAAGACTGTATAGGATTTGTTTATATCATAACAAACACTACTAACGGTCGCATGTACATAGGCAAAAAACTAGCTAAATTCTCAAAAACCACATACAAGACAGTAAAATTAAAGAACGGCAACAAGAAAAAAAAGAAAATTCGTAGCAAAATTGACTCAGACTGGCGGGAATATTATGGTTCAAGCCCAGAATTAAGCAAGGATGTTACGGCATTAGGCACAGAAAATTTTACAAGAGAGATACTGTTTCTCTGTCGAAGCAAGGCAGAATGCAGTTATATAGAGGCTAGAGAACAATTTTCACGCAGAGTTTTAGAATCAAATGACTATTATAATGGTCATATTCAAGTGCGTGTACATGGTTCACATATTCGCAAACTTCAAGAAAACCAGGCAAAATAACGCCAAATAAGCCCGCACAGGCGATAGTATTGTGCCCTGAATCCGCTCTGATGTGTGGCGGCAAGGAATCTCTGCTTGGCGCAGAGTAGCTGGATCACTATCCTTTACAGGACGCGGATGGGATATGCCTATGAATAAACCCGTTTGATCAGCAAGAAAATATATTTTACAGGCTAAAAGAGAGGAGAGAAACCTCGGGTTTAATAAACGTTTTACGTTGTTTATTAGACTGCCGTCATATAAAGACTTGGCTCGTGGTACCGGATGACCGCCACTGTAATGCCAAAACGTAAGAGTGAGCATGTTCGACTCGGATAATGTTTGTCATTTTGCCCGCCAGGGCAAAGTGTGACTGAACGATCTGGATAATATCTTAAACGCTTCGCGTTATAAGTGTTGTTAACTAATCCTTAATAGTTCGAGCGAAAGCGAAGAATAGAAGAACGCAAGTTCTTCTTAAATGACTTGATAAATATCTTACAGGAATTGAATAATGAAAGTTTATGAAATAATCTCAGAAGGAACTGGCAGTAGTATATTGGCAGCTATTGATAAATTTGCCAGTACTACACCTATTTCCGGCAAAGCTGTTACACTTAAAACAGAAAAAGTTCTTGGTGGTTATTTAAAAATCATCAAGTATTTGAATCTTGCCACTTTTATCTATCAGTTCATGCAACACAGAATGGTCATTGAAAAGATGATTCAAGCTGGAGAGCTAGAAAAAGAAGACTATCCTGTGGCCATGCGTCTTGAAGCTGAAAAGATGGTGGTGTCTATGATAGCAGGCGGTGCTATACTGCGTGTTATTCAATTTTTCTTTAGAATATTTTTAGTTGGTAGAATTGCAACTGGCGTAGTTGGAACTGCCGCTGGTATTTTTACCGGAGGCATACTTGCTCCAGAAAGTATTGCTTTATTGTTGGCTCAGGAAGCCGCGGCATTGTATTTGCAAAAATGGCTAGCTACCAAAGAAGGTCAACAATGCGTGGCCTATGTTGTACTACACTTGGTCGATCCAGGTGTAAAAGTATTATGGGATTTAGGACCAGGCACATTTGCTGGCAAACTAAAAGACTTGAGTAGCAAAGGCCAAGCTGGATACGATAAGAAATTAGGACCTGGCGATATCGGCGATAAAATTTCAAACAAACTTAACGGTTTGGCAGGCACTGCTGGCACAGCATTGGGTGTAGATGCCACAAGTTCTAACAGTAAAGATACTACAGCTGGCAGTTCAACTCCTAATGCATCAATCAACGCTACTTCAGCTTCGGGCAATGGTCTTGACACGGATAAACTATTACATGATCCTGCCAACTATACATCAGACAATGCGTTTGCTAAAAAATACGGAAATCCTTGGCAAAGGAATTAAATCAGTGGCAGGCCTGAATTCTTAGTAGCTTCTGTATTACCCTTAATTATTTCTGAAATCAACTTGATATCTTCATGACTGTACGTGTGAAATAAATCGTTTATATTCACTCCACCACGCATGAACCAACTTATTCTAAATAATTCTTCTTTAAAATCTAAAACTTCTTTTTCTAGCCTAACAAGATAATCTTTAATATCTTCGTTAGTCATCTTTGTTAGGCGCCAACGAAAAAATTTGTCTGATTTAACTCCAATAAAATTTTGTCAGCTGTATCGCAAGAAGAGCAAACTATATCAATATCTGGATACTTCATATTTTTAATATTATTTTCAAACTGTGTTTTAAGTGATTGAAAAACAGCTCGGTCACATTTCTCTACAAATTCTTTAATGAATTCTCTTTTAACTACCACAGTGTCAGGTAATTCAATGCTTTCAATGCTTTCAAACATCATGTTTGTTTGTATTACTCCAAGTGATTCATATATTTCACGCAAGAATCCTTCTTGATCAGCTTCTGGAACATTGTTTATTTGAAATAATCTTCTTTGAAGGTTAAAAGTTTCTATGTTGAATTTGTTTGATTCTTTGTATGATAAAGGTCTTACATTTATAACAATTTCATCTTCTTTGATTTTGTTAGAGAATGACGCATGTTTATAATGTTCTAAAATAATTCCTAAATCTGCATCATAATCATTTTCTGATTGACATTTTTTACATGTATGGGTCAGTGATATACTATTGCCATAGGTTGCTACTCTAATAGCCACCACTAGCATTTCTATATCCATACTGGGTAATTCATAAGGATCTGTAATATCTGGACAACAACTTTTAACAGTTCGTGTAATTGCTTCGCCTGACAGTAAAGCATCGGGTGTCTTTAAAATGATTTCATCCATGCCGGTTAATCCATATACAGCTAGATTACTGTGCTTGTTTAAAGAACCGGGCTTATTATAGATTCCTTTAGAAGGTAAATCTACAAATATTTTTGGTTGTCTAAAGTATTGCTGTAAAGGGTTGTTTTCTGCCATTTTAGGCTCCTGATAAATATAGTGTACAGTATTTATATACGCATATTTTCAGGATTTTTTTTATGTCAGATAAAGACGAAATCATTGCCGCAATCAAAGACGGATTCAAAAGTGCCGGAAGCTCTTTTGGCTCTGGAAGTGGAAGTGGAAGTGGAAATATTACAAATTTAATTGGTAATATGGGACTACTAAGTGGAACGTTTGGTACTGTAGTAACCTCGGCAAAATTAGTAGCAAGTGCGTTTCAATCTATTGCAAAAGAATCAGAACAGTTAATAACAAATTTTCAACAAGCGTCTGATACCGGCGTAACATTTACAAAAAATCTTGTAGGTTTCAACATTGCAGTTTTGCAAACTATGATGTCTACAGAAGACTTTGTTAAAGTAATCAATAAAAATAAAATTGGTTTTACTGGACTCGGCGGCGGCATGGAGGAAAGTACAAAAGCATTTGCTCAATTGAGTAAAGAGCTTTCTCAGAGAGATTTTGCAACACAGTTGAGAGATCTAGGATATGACACAGAAGGTTATAATGAGTTGCTGGCTATATCAGCTACACAATTTGGAGCATTAAATTCTAAAATGGGTAGACTAGGCCCTGAGGGTATCGATCGGACTCTTCAAGCAACACGTGATTTAGGACAACAATTATCTTTAGTTGCTGAATTGACTGGCGAAAGTAGAAAAGCCCAGATGGAAGAAATACAAAAATCTAGAGAGAATGAGGCCTTACAAGTAGCATACGATCAATTAGGTGAAGGAGCGAGAGCCGCTTTTGAATCTATGGAAAGTGAACTAAAAGCATTTGGTGTTGGAGACATTAGCAAAGCGATTGTAGCACAAAACGGTAATTTAACACAAAAACAATCAGAACAATTAGCTGTGTTAGGTGCACCTGGTATTCAATTTAGAGATGCATTATTAAATTATACTAAGACAATGGCGTCAGATGCAGAACCTGCGGTCAAAGAAAAAGCAAAAGCCGATTTAAGAGCGGCTGAACAAGGCATTAACGAATTAACAAAAACTAAAGAATTTCAAGACAGAGTAAGATATCAACAGTTTTACACAGATGCAGGCAGCCAAGTGGGAGAATTTTCTTCAAAAGTATCTGCCGCTAATCGAAACATTAACGAAGCTATTCGTGCCGAACAATCAAAAGAAGGCGGAGACAAAAATGCAAGTGTAACTTCTATAATACAGGCATATACGAAAAAAGTAGAAAAAGACGAAGAACAAAGAAAAAATGAAACAGAAGATCAGAAAAAAGAAAGAAAAGCTCAGGAAGAATTATCAAAAGACATGCTTCGCGGACAACAGATATTAAATCAACAGAGTACAATACTACTAGGTGAATTATTAAAACTAGGAGCAAATAAATTAGGTTCTGAAGCTTTGAAATATGATATATCGAGTAAATTAAATCAACAAAAACCGGACGGTAGTCCTAATACATTTAACCCTGACAACATACAGCGTAAGACCGAGGAGATTTTTAATGCAATAACAGATGCTGTAGGTAAAACTATGCCTGCTGGATTTGTTAAAGGCTTAGAAAATGCTACAGACATTATTGCAAAATATGGTAAATCAGCATTCGATTGGGCTTCAGATAAATTAACTGGAAATGTAAAACCCCATGCAACTGGAACTATGGGAGTGTGGGGAGAACTATTTCACGACTTTAATACTAACGGTGAACTGCATCAGTTAGACGGTCGAGAAGCAGTGGTCACCGAAGCCCAATTTTCTAATATTATCAATAGTGTTGCCGGAACTGCAATGAATATTTCAAGCGATATTCAAAAAACTAATAGTAATACTGCCGGAGCTCAAGTTAATCAACTCAATGATGCTCATTTAACTGATATCAAACAACTGCTAGGACAGTTAAATACATTTATGTCACATTTGCCTGAAATTGCCAGCAATACTGATAAACAAATACGTGCCTTAAAAGATCTGCATCCAGATCTTCACGCCTAAAGGATAATCGATGAGTTGGAAAAAATATTTTACACCCGTCCCTGTTAACGGTCAGTTACTAAGCCCTATCAGCGGGCAATCTAGCGGAAACCGTCCAGGACCAGCACGTACAAATTATTCCAGCTATTTGCCAGATGTGTACACTGGTAGTCCAAACCGTATTGAACGTTATGCTCAATACGAAGTCATGGATAGCGATCCAGAAGTTAATGCGGCACTAGATATTCTTGCAGAATTCTGCACACAAAAATTAAAAGATTCTAAGAGTCCATTTGCTATTAAATGGCGCAACAAAGCAACTAACGCTGAAATTAAAATCTTAGGTGAATATCTACAGCAATGGAACAAGCTACAACAGTTTGATACTCGCATGTTCCGTATTGTGCGTAACACATTCAAATACGGAGATGCATTCTTTGTACGTGATCCAGAAAATCAAAAATGGAATTGGGTCGATTCTGCACAAATTATTAAAGTTATTGTAAATGAAAGCGAAGGTAAGAAACCAGAGCAGTTCATTATTAAAGATCTTGCTCCTAATTTTGAAAATTTAGTAGCAACACAGATCACTCCACAAGTTGGACCACGCCAAGGCGGACAAGGATCACAAACTAGCGGTGGAAATTTTGGTGGAAGCACAAGTGGCGGTCCAGGTGGTGGCAAAGGTCCTACTCCAGGCAACACTAGTCGCTTTGGTTTAAATCAAAAAGAATCTGCTGTCAATGCAGAACATGTCATACATTTAAGTTTGTCAGAAGGGCTAGACAACAACTATCCATTTGGCAACAGTTTATTAGAGAATATCTTTAAAGTTTACAAACAAAAAGAATTATTAGAAGATGCTATTCTAATCTATCGTATACAACGTGCTCCAGAACGCAGAGTATTCCACATTGATGTAGGTAATATGCCTCCGCATTTGGCCATGGCATTTGTAGAACGTGTAAAGAACGAAATCCACCAACGTCGTATTCCTTCACAAACAGGTGGAGGACAGAACGTCATAGACTCTGCATACAACCCTCTAAGCATTAACGAAGATTATTTCTTCCCTAAAACTCCAGACGGCAAAGGTTCCGACGTAACAATGCTAGAAGGCGGTAAGAATATTGGCGAGATTGATGACTTGAAGTATTTTACTAACAAGTTATTCCGTGGATTGCGTATTCCTAGTAGCTATTTGCCTACAGGACAAGATGACAGTCAAAGCAATTTCAATGACGGTCGTGTTGGAACAGCATACATTCAAGAACTACGTTTCAACAAATATTGCGAACGTTTGCAAAGTTTGTTAGTTCATATCTTTGATGAAGAGTTTAAACGCTTCATGTATTACAAAGGCATGAACATTGATCCTAATTTGTTTGAATTAAACTTTAATCCACCGATGAACTTTGCAAGTAGCCGTCAAGCTACTATTGATGCAGAGCGTATTAACACCTTTAGTACCATCAGTGCATTGCCTTTCGTGTCAAAACGCTTTGCATTTAAACGTTTCCTAGCCCTAACCGACGAAGAAATTGCAGAAAATGAACGCATGTGGGCAGAAGAAAACGGTCACGGTGAGCCAACTACTACAGATAGTCAAGGTGAATTGCGTGGTGCAGGGCTTAGTGCCGCTGGTATTGCAGGCGATTTAGCTGGTGCAAGCGATATGGAAGCACCTGAAGATATGCAAGGTCCTGAATCTGGTGAAGGTGCAGGTGGTGCAGTACCTCCTAGTACCGGCGGAGCAGGTGTAGCAGGTGGTGCTCAAGGACCGGTTTAATATAAATATAGTATGATCCTACGTGAATTGTTTTATATTGATCCAAGCACTCGTAATGTAGCTAACGACTTACGCTACGAGCCCCATCGTGACGATACTCAATTACATAGAGACGATACACGTAAGACACGTTTAACTCTTAGACAAATCAACGAATTACGCAAAAGCACAGAAGCACACATTCTAGAACAAGAAAAAGAACTAGAATTTATACATGCCATGTATGCAATGCCTGCTCCTGAAGCTGGTGCACCTCAATAATAATAAAACAGTCAAAATTTGACTGTTTTTTGCCTATATCACCCCGTTTTTTTAACATAGGTGTAAATATTACACAGCCTTGTATCTATAACAACAGGAGAATTTAACATGACTGACCGTGCTCAATTTGAAGCCATGCTTGAAGCGTTAATCAATGACGACCAACAAGCGGCAAAAGAAATATTTCATAATATCGTAGTAGGCAAAAGCCGTGAAATCTACGAAGAACTACTAGCAGAAGACTTTGGTATTGCTGGTACAAACAAAAAAGATTCCGGAAATCCATACACAGAAGAGATGGAAGAAAAGGATATGGAAGAAGAAAGCTCCGAAGATGACGGGGAAGACAAAGAAGAAAACCCATTCGGCGGCGATGATGCAGAAGATGATGCAGAAGATGATAGCGATGATGCAGAAGATGATAGCGATGATGCAGAAGATGACGCAGAAGCTGATATGGATGACGCAGAAGATGACGCAGAAACTATCGATCAAGATGCAGGCGACATGGAAGATCGCGTAATGGATCTAGAAGATGCATTAGAAGATCTAAAAGCAGAATTTGAACAGCTATTGGCTGGTGAAGAACACGAAGAAGAAAACGAGCCAGGTATCCATGGTGATGGCGCTCCAATGCACGATTTAGGTGCTGAGATGGGTGGTGACATGGGTGGTGACGATGATCATGAAATGGGCGGTTTAGATGAACTAGCTCACATCATGGAATACGTTAACAAGATCGGTGCTCCATACGAATCAGGCAAAAACATTGCTGGTTCAACAGAAGGCGCACACGTTGGTGCTCAAGCTGGTTCAGTTACAAGCAACATGTACAAGAAAAGTGCTATCGACGGACACATGGTAAACAACATGGGCGGCACTTCAGAAAACATTGCACAGAATCATGTAGAAGTAAAAGGTGATGCTGGCACAAGAGCTGGTGGAACTAAAGGTGGTTTAGCTGATCCAAGCAATCCAAAACCATTAATCGGTGATACAATGAACCGTCCAGGTGGCGATGCTGGTAAGAAAGCGTTCCGTGATCGTCAAAATGGTTATGGTGGTGTAGACAGTAGTGGCAATCAGAAAAAAGCACAAGGTAAAGAAGTAGGTGCTAAAGATTCTAATGGCCGTGGCGAAAGCAACACACAAAGCGTTTTACGTGCTCGTAAATAATTAAAAGAGACTATTAAAAGTATGTCTTTATACCTCCGAGAGAATCTCAGTTTCAACGAAGCAAAAATGATCGTTGAATCTGATGACAAAGATGGGAAAAACTTGTACATGTCCGGGATTTGCATCCAGGGCGGTATTAAAAACGCCAACCAGCGTGTTTACCCTGTTAATGAGATTGGCAAGGCTGTTAAGACCCTTAACGATCAGATTCAAAACGGTTATTCAGTTCTCGGAGAAGTGGATCATCCAGATGATCTAAAAATTAACCTGGACCGTGTGTCACACATGATAGTTAATATGTGGATGGACGGTCCTAATGGTTACGGGAAGTTGAAAATACTTCCAACACCAATGGGACAACTAATCAAGACGATGCTAGAAAGCGGAGTCAAGTTAGGTGTTTCAAGTCGCGGATCCGGAAACGTCAAAGATGACGGATCCGGTGAAGTATCAGATTTTGAGATTATCACAGTAGATATGGTAGCTCAACCTAGTGCTCCTGGAGCATATCCCACACCAATTTATGAACACCTGATGAATAATCGCGGTGGTCTAAGTGCCTTGCGTATAGCGGAAGAGGTGAAAGGGGATCCTAAGGCACAGAAATATCTCAAAGAGAGCTTATTAGCAATAATAAGCAGACTCCAATAACAAGGAGAATCATATGTTGGATGCACTAAAAAGTTTATTTGAAAACAATGTGATTTCTGTAGAGATTAAAGAGTCAATTGAGAAGGCGTTCGAAGCTAAGGTTAACGAAGCTAAGGAAACAGCCGCTCAACAATTACGTGAAGAGTTTGCACAAAAATATGAACACGATAAAGCAACAATGGTTGAAGCAATTGATCGTATGATCACTGATCAACTAGCTGTTGAAATCGTAGAATTTGCCGATGATCGCAATCAACTAGCTGAGATGAAAGTCAAGTATGCTAAGAAGATGAAGAAAGATGCTGAGATGATGAAGGAATTCGTTACTCGTCAACTAGCTCAAGAAGTTCGTGAACTTCATGAAGATCAAGTAAGAATGGCAAATAAGTTTGGCGTGTTAGAACAATTTGTAGTTGAGGCTCTAGCTCAAGAAATTACAGAGTTTGGTCAAGACAAGAAGGATTTAGCAGAAACTAAAGTTCGCTTAATCCGTGAAGGTCGACAAGAAATCAAGAAGGTAAAAGAGCAATTTGTAACTCGTGCCGCTAAGATGGTTCAAGGTGTTGTAAGCGAAGGACTACGTTCTGAAATTACATCATTAAAAGAAGACATCGAAACAGCTCGTCGTGCAGATTTTGGTCGCAAGTTATTTGAAGCTTTTGCTCACGAATATCAAGCGTCTTACCTAAATGAAAAATCGGAAACATCTAAATTACTCAAGGTTATAGACCTGAAAGATCAAGCTATGCAAGAGGCCGCTAAGGCAGTCGTACAAGCTGAGCAAATCCTAGAAAGTAAAGATGCAGAGATCCGTGCTTTGAAAGAAGCTAAAGAAAGAAAAGAAATCATGAGTGAATTGTTGGCGCCACTTAACAGTGAGCAAAAGCAAATCATGAGCGAGTTGATGGAGTCTGTGAAAACAGAACGTCTAAACGAAAGTTTTGAAAAGTACTTGCCAAGCGTTATCAATGGTAATGTTAGCAAGACTCCGCAGAAGAAACAGGCACTAGTAGAGGCTAAAGAAATAACCGGAAATAAGATTTCCAACAACCAAAATAGCAGTGGGTTAGATGGTGACAGTAGCAATATTGTTGACATTCGTAGACTTGCTGGACTAAAATTTTAAGGAGAAATTTAAATGTCAGAACTATTAACAGGACGTTGGGCAGAAACTAAGGAAGCCCTATTAGAAGGCTTACAAGGCACAAAAAAATCAGTAATGGGTGTAACCCTAGAGAATACTCGCAAGTATTTGATGGAATCTCCAACTGCTGGTGCCACTTCTGCTGGTAACGTTGCAACTTTAAATCGCGTGATTCTTCCAGTAATCCGCCGCGTTATGCCTACCGTTATTGCTAACGAATTAGTAGGTGTACAACCAATGACTGGTCCAGTAGGACAGATCCACACATTGCGTGTGCGTTATAGTGATACATCAACTGGTGCTAACGTACTAGCTGGTGAAGAGGCATTGAGCCCATTCAAGATTGCTAGTTCTTATTCTGGTAACGCTAACGACGCTTTTGCTAAGGCAGCTTCAACAGCTACTTTAGAAGGTGTTGCTGGTAACCGTTTAAGTATTCAAATCTTGAAGCAAACTGTTGAAGCAAAAACCCGCAAGCTATCAGCTCGTTGGACATTTGAGTCAGCACAAGATGCTCAAGCACAACAAGGTATCGACGTTGAAGCAGAAGTAATGGCTGCTTTAGCACAAGAAATTACAGCTGAAATCGACCAAGAAATTATTTCTTCATTGATTTCTTTAGCTGGTACTGCAACACAAACTTTTGATCAGTCACAAGTTTCTGGTACTGCAACATTCGTAGGTGACGAGCATGCCGCTCTAGCTGTTCAGATCAATCGCGTAAGCAACTTGATCGCTCAAAGAACACGTCGTGGTGCTGGTAACTATGCTGTTGTAAGCCCATTTGCATTAACAATTCTACAATCTGCTACTACTTCAGCTTTTGCTCGTACAACAGAAGGTACATTTGAAGCACCTACAAACACTAAGTTTGTTGGTACATTAAACAATGCAATGAAAGTGTATGTTAACAGCTACGCACAAGATGCTACACCAATCCTTATCGGATACAAAGGTGCAAGTGAATCAGATGCTCCTGCATTCTATTGCCCATATATTCCTTTAATGAGTTCTGGTGTTGTTCTTGACCCATCAACATTTGAACCAGTCGTTTCATTCATGACACGTTATGGTTATGTTGAGTTGTCAAACACTGCATCATCTCTAGGTAACGCCGCTGACTATTTAGGTCTAGTTGCTATCACTGCCGCTAACGTTAAGTTCAGCTAATCTGATAACCAAGAGGTTAATTAGTAAATTAAAAAGTCCACTTCGGTGGACTTTTTTTTCGGTAAATATATGATGACTACCACACAATTTTATAATCCGCAAACAGTTACAAATGTTAATGTATTAAATGAAATCATTAATACTCCTAGTATTGATTGGCAGTTTAATAAGATTATATCAGAAAATAATTATGCAACAAGCAAACAACCGTTGTATACCATTAGTGGTATGTGGATGGAAAAGTTTCTTAGT